GGTTTCGACAGGGGTCTTGAAGATGGAGAAGCTATCCGCAGGCAGATGCGTCAAATCGCAAACTTAAAATTAAACGCAGACGAAAATTACGCGTTAGCAGCCTAGTTGCTGCTTGTCAGCCTCAGGGCACTCACACCTTGAGAATCTGGCATCGACTTTTGTGAGAAACGATGGCAGCAAAGCTTTGCGCTGTCAGGCGTATCATGAAGCTACCGAAGCTGTAAGGATGTCCGTTTTCGTGCAGTCGGGGGAATCGAAAAGAACTGACTATGATAGTAGAAGTACATGGGATAGGCTTTTGGACGCGGGTTCGACTCCCGCCAGGCCCATGATAAAGGGAATCGCGAGAAATCGTAGATTCCCTTTTTTATTGGCTTTATCGGATATACTATTTTATAAAAAATATAATATTTTATAATTTGTGTTGCATTTTACACTGATATGCAACACGATATGCAACACGAAAGATGATACAATATTCACCCCTCAGAGAACGATCTCCGAGGGGATTTTTATTAAATAGATGTGGTCTCTTTACTGTAAATTACCGACATGAGCCTTGCATACCATGGCGCTTTAGGACTCCACTTGTAACACGGAATGTCCTTACCATTGTTGTCCTTGTAAATCTTCTGGATGATTTTTAATTCGTCTGGATGACCCAATGTTATTACTTTTTGACCGTCAAAATAATACACTGCACCTTTTCCCTCTACTGTAAATAAACATTTCATCTCTTCTTCTCCTTCCTGTTCGATTCCTGTATTCTGGTTATTTTTTTGTTCGCTGCATGCAGACGCTCTACTGTCAATCGCCTTTGCAATCAGCTCCGCAATTCCTTTTGTACCTAAATTTCGATATCTGGCCACATCACCTGTGCCAGTGCAGAATAATGTCTCCACGATCATGCCAGGCATATTAGATACATTCAGATCATGGTATCCCGAACTGTACTTTACACCACGGTTAGCAAATCCTTTATTTGCGAAATTCTGGCAGATATTGCTTGCGATCGTGTTCATTGTCTGGTTAGATGCATCGTATAACCACACCTCTGTGCCGCCCGCTGACGCCGCTCCTGCCGCATTCATGTGCAAGGTGACATAGATATCGCACCCCGCACTATTCGCCTTATTTGTGCCGTCAGACAGCTCACCAGACACATTGGATGCGTTGGAATTACAATCAACCACAGTATGACCGACAGCCTGCAACATTGGTGCAAGCTCATTGTAGATTTTCCGCACTTCTGCCTGCTCATCGATCAGACCGATTGCACCTTTACAATTCGGGGAGTGTCCTCCCCTTAAGCCAATTTTCATTCTTTCTCTTCCTCCTGCTCTTCTGTTTCAAATGCTTTTTCCAGTTCCTCTACGGATACTCTGCCAAATTCGTTCTGTTCGCTCATGTTCTCACCTCCTTGTGCGACGTCGCACAATAAAAGAGAGCCTGTTTCCAAGCCCTCTGAAATTACCTACTTATATGTAAGCGCCCTCTCTGAATCTCTTGTTCCAGGTGTTGTTGGGTCTACCACTACACCAAGGATCGCCAGAATCGCAAAGAGTGCATTGATTACAGTCAATAACTTATCTCCAAGGTCTCCAAGGTCGATGGTAAGACCAAACACTGCCGCAATTGCCTGTATCAACAGTAAGATTGCCGGGATCAGCGCCACCCAGAATGCCTTGTTTTTGATTCTTACAATCCAATTGATTTTTTTCATGGTTCTACCTCCTTTAAAAAAGCATTGCTGCTACTGCACCGATAATAGCTCCAATGAGAGCGGTAACAACCCCATCCCATCTCTTAGCTGGTGTCTGCTCCAGATGCGTCACTTTTGCAGTTAACTGCACCAGTGTCTGGTTCATAAAGCCGACCTCTTTGGTGAGCCCCACCATTTCCTGTGCTAATTGATGTACCACGCTCACAACGTCCTCTGCTTCTTTCATTCGATGCTTTAATGAGCCGATTTCTTTTCCGTGCTCTGCAAGTTTCACTTCTACTTCATTTTCTGTCATGTTTTCCCTCCGGTTTTTTAAGTATAAAAATAAGACCATCACGGTCTTGCTCTAATCTCCATATTCGCTCCTTTAATCAATCATCTGTAATCCACGTGAACGCTGCGTGACGTTCTGTCCATCCGGGATTCTCCACATAAATCTTGATCCCCCCATCTTTTCCTATGCCGTATCTTCCCGTTCCAAATATGTTAGGTCCTGAAACTTCACTATAGGGAGCAAAGAAATCCACAACCGGTCGATATCCTACTGGAATTTTCACCTCGTTGAATGGCCCGTATTCGCCACTTCCCGGAAATTGTGCAAGCATTGTGATCTTGCATGTTACCATACATCCTCTTCTTTTTAGTTCTATACGGATGTTATTAGCGGAGTTTGCACTTGTATATGGACCTTTCACGGTGCCGGAATCGTAATTGCGATACGCATATATGCTTATACGTGGGGATACAGAATTTCTTGCATATATCATTTCATCCTCAAACTGGATTGTCGTTGCTTTTCTCGTATTTTCATTTGTAAACATGATGTTTTGCAAGTTCACGCTCATAGTAGCTCGATCTGTTGTCGGAGCCTTACCAGAGAAAGCCAAATACGCATTACTCAATGACGCAACATTTTCCACTGCTCCTTGCACGATTTTCTTGCTAATAATCTTTCCGGATGTAACATCGATAAGCATTGTTCCATTCTTATCCTTAATAAGTCCGGCAGTCACAGTTCCGAGATTTGCGGCAATCGCACTTAACGTCTCTACATTCAGATTCTCTACAGAAATGTAATAGATCACCCATTTACTTCCATCCCATCTTTTAATCGGCTCTCCGCTTGCAGTCTGCCAGAGCTGTCCAACCTTTGGATTTTCCGGAGCTGTTGAAGACACGATAATGCCGGAATCCCCGTCTGCTCCATTTTGTCCGTGCACTCCGATAATCACGGGAGTTGTCTTGGTGGATGATCCGTCTGTGTAGGCATAGACTTCGTAGCTCCACAAATATTTTTTTACGTCCGTCATGTCCTGCTTTGTAGTGCTCCACCCAGAAGAGGATGTTGTGATTCCGGTACTCTTTTCGGATGCAAGGTAGTACTTTGTAATAGATTTAATTCCAACACCGTCTTGGCCATCATCCCCTTTGTACTTCGACCACTGATAATCTGCGGGATTACTACTTTCTGTCGGTACTTCCTTGTTGTAGGCGAATCCGATGTAATATTTTCCATTCGGGCTGTCAGACATCCCGTTTCCGCTGGCATCATCCGCATATCTCACCCACGTATAGTAAGTTTTCCCGTCATCTCCGGGCTTCCCTGGTACTCCCTCTCCGGTGATTCTTGCCCACTGGTAATCTTCCGGATTATTGGACATTACCGGAGTCTCCTTATTGTAGGCGATTCCCAAGTATTCTTTTCCGTCCGGACTACTGGACATTCCATTTCCATATTCGTCATCAGCAAATTTAAACCATGTGTAATAAGTTGTTCCGTCCTGACCATCCTCTCCGTCCATTACATCCGTGATCGTGACCTCGTAATACCCACGTTTTATCCCATTTTCCATAGCCTCAAACGAGTACACCGCCTTTGTATCCACGTCCGTAGCATTTACCGTAACGCTCTTACCAACATAAAACTCATGCCCATCCTTGCTCCATCGGAATTGTAGCTTGTCTGCCACATCCACGCCGTTATCGTAAGCGTAAGCGGTCAGAGTAGTGCTACCGGTGCCATTTTTAAAGATAACGCCGTTGTTTGTTGAGATAGAGCAAGTATAAACCTTATTTTTATTAATAAGGTCTTGCATCCTCTGTAATAAGCTGTCCGAAATTTCCGATGTCAGCTCTTTGTAGTTTGTAAATACCGTCTTTGCAGTTTTTGGATTGGTAAGACTCCTGATCTGTTCTGATACTCTTGCCTGTAGATAAAGGACTGGTGTCCACTCCTGATCCTGCATCCTCACGGTGTCCCCGATGTTGGTGTCAAAATATCCGTCCACCTCGTAGGTTACTACTGGCTCGGATGCGGTCTTGAGGTCAGATAATGCCATGCTGTACAGCTTGTCCTTGCTGTCTGTATCGTACTCTTTACGCATCAGGATATAAGCATCAGCCTTATTTACGATGTTGGATGGGAACCGGTCCCTTGCCTGCGGTGCGCGGATGATCGCACCGTCTGTAAAGTACTCGATATTGCCGTTTTCATCGTATTCTTTCTTGTCAAGACCATTGATTGTCAGACCGTCCTTTCCGGTCGGCTGGATGCAGGTGTAAAGCTTCTCGGCATCTGTGGTTTTTCGAATTCCGGTAATTCCTTTCCCGTACCGCAGTACAATGTCATTCCGGTATTCTCCGACTCCGCTGTCTGTATCGGAGTGTTTCCGATATACATTTAGGACAATCTCTTTTAAAGAGTAGTCCCTGTTCAGTACTGTCTCAAATTCGATTTCAGCAGAAAAGACATTAGCCAGGGAGAATAATCTCTTTAATACGGACGTTGTACCTGTCCATTCGTTGGTGATCCGTTTGTCCGACACCTCATTGAGTCCCAATTTAAGCGTTCTCTCAGCATCAAAGACGGCGAGGTACTCTTCAAAACTCATGGCTTTTCCAGCTTTGTATTCTCCAGCATCCTCGTTAATAAGCTCAAACGACAGCGACCATGCCGTGGCAGTAATCGTCTGCTCTGTTTGGTCTGTATTTACAATGTTTAAGTAGTATGATTTCCCCTTGTAAGTAAATGCCACCTTATTCCCAGCTTTGACATGCTGTGCGTCTGGATGCTTTGCATTTACCGTAAAAGTGTAAGCATTCGCCGTACCCTGTAAGTATTCGTGTAGCTCATCATTCCAGTAGTGCATGGACTTTTTATGCCCGTTGTCCATGTACGCTACTGGCGTGTTATTTGTGCTTAGAATCGCAATTCTGATGTTATCCATTACAAATATACCTCCCGTATTTTCGCTTTAATCTGCGGCGGTGGAGAAGAAAAGGAAGAGTAGCAGAACTGGACTTCCGTTGTTCCAGGTGGAACTTGAAAATAATCCGTCCCCGTAATCTCATCTCCTTTTGCCGGCATCCCGTTTACATAGACCTTTGTACTCTCTCCGTCTATAGTCACCACGTCACCGGCACGATACCGGTTCGGCACATCTCGGTATTTTTCCACGTTATCCTTACGGAACCAGATACTTTTTAAATAATTGTGCGTAACCAGCTGATTTCCAAGATCTCTACTTCCCCACTGCCCGATCCAGACCTGTATCTTCTCACACGCCATGTCTTTAATCTCCGGTATAGTAAAGTGATAATACTGTCCGTACCAAAAAATCCGCAGCCTGTCACCCTCTTTTAAGAAATCATTATGCCCTCCACCCATCTTTAAGTTAAATGGATTCTGCTCGTAAGATGACGGTTGGAAATCCAGTGTCTTGATCTTCTTGTTTTGTGGTGCAAACCAGTCCACATGCGCCGTATTCCCAACAGAATCGTTTTTATTTATGGACATAGAACAGATCACTTCATTTTTTCCTGTCAGAAACGCAATAGTCTGCGCTCCGGTCTGTCCCATTAATCCACACTCAAACCAGTGCTGCGTGTAACAGTAAAAGTTCTTTGCCCCACGTCTGCCCTCGCTGTCAACCGGGATAGTAAGTGTTCTCATTCCGCCGTTCCAGTACCCGGATGTTGCCTGTCCACCTTTTAATGCCATGACGTTATATCCGGCAACATTCTTGACTTCGAGCGTTCCCTGTGTGGTGTTTTCTGGGTTCTGATAAGAGGTACCGTGATCGTCTTGAAACAGACTGTAACCGTTAAACAGTTCTTCGGACGCTTCGTAGTTCTCTCCGTCCGCTTCTTCTTGTTTCCCAAGCTGAATTACTCCATACTGGCTGACCAATCCAATAAAGCCGTTCTCGTGCTTGTGGGTAATCTCATAGTCCACATCCGTCCACTCGGTACCGTTGTTTTGGATGGTAATTGTCTGGTATCCATCTTCTTGCACTCCGTCAAATGCAAATTCTGTAGTGGAGTACGCTACCCCATCCGGAATGAGCCATGTGATCGTGCCTTTCCCAAACATTGCAACCTGTGTTATATCAAAATTACCGTCAGGGACAGCATAAAAATAGCGATCCGGATAATTCCCAAACACAAGCCTTTTCGGCTCTGTGACGTTCAGGATTTTCTGAATCGCGTCATAGCTTGCCAAGATATCGCCTTTAATTTCAAAGGGCATTTCAAGCGTCTTTGATTTATATGTTATGTAGCCAAAATCCTCTCCTTTTGCACTTTCTGCTCCGTCAAGGAGTTCCGACTCTCTATTTACTCCGCTAAACGGAGAGAACCCGGACAATACACTTAAGTATCGCCCGAGTTCCTGATCGTCAAATTTTACTGATAGGCTCAATTTCTATCCCCTCCTAACATCTTCCGAAAACTAGAATTCTTTTCTATTTGTTTTTCCATTGGTGTTGCAAGTACTCTGGATGTCTCTACAGAGTCAATTTTATTAACAATCTCTAGTGGTCTGTTGGCAAGTCTGGATAGACGGTCTACTGCATAGAGTAGCTCGTTGTTATTTTCAGACTTCCGGATTCCAACGCTTTTCTGGTAAGTTTGACTTCCAGCACTTTCCGGCACTGATAACGTTATACCGCTCACAGATGCAGACAACTGAGACACCACCTTACCGGATACTTTTTTCATCTCTTTGTACGGCATATACTTTTCGTATCCAACACCTACGCCCATTGCAAGGTATTTCCCGACTTGGTCTCGCATAACTCTGGATGGGGAATGTATGCCGAAGAAATCTTTGATGGACGAAACAACACTGCTTGCGAATCCTCCAATCTTGTCAATAATCCAACCAGTCATGTTGGATATTCCGTTCCACAACCCCTGCACAATATTGCTTCCGATTGATGCCATCTTACCAGGCAGCGTAAGAATTGCAGATTCAATTCCGGACGCGATTTTTAGAGCGGCAGTTTTCACATAAGACACCATCCCGCTTATTGTACTCCCGAGATTGTGAATAGCAGACTTTCCTATATTAACAAGCGTTGAAGGTAGATTCTGAATAGAGCCTTTAATTCCGTTTAATATATTAGTACCGGCTGTTTTAACAAACCCGACCATAGATGTAATGCCATCACCCAAGAACTTAATTATACTCTTGCCAAGGTTTAACCACTGGAACGCCATCAGCACGTCAACAATAGCTGCTATAATCTGCGGAATGTTTGCAATCAGAGTTGGTATTGCCTGAATAAGTCCGAGTGCCAACTGTCCAAGTAATTCAGCACCCTTCATTAGGATTGTTGGGAAATTATCATTAATGATGTTTGCAAATGTCGAAATAATTTCTGGAACTCGCTCAATCAAAATCGGTATTGCACTCACAATTCCTTCTACCAATTTCTGTAGCAACTCGAATCCTTTTCGAATCATTACAGGAGCTGCTTCTGCAAGTTTTTCACCGATCCCTTGAATAAAATCAAGCACTTTCGGCAACGCTTCTGGAATCGCCTGTACGAATCCATCAATCAGATTACTCAACAATTCATATCCTTGCTGTAACAAGCTTGGCCCTTGTGACGTAAGCTGCTCATATAGAGTTGTAATAAGCTGGATTGCAAGCGAACCAACAGACGGCAATATCTGCATCATTCCGTTCACTATTGCCTGTATGATCTGAATTCCAGATGACAACAGTTGCGGTATGCTGGTGCTAAGAGGAATCTTCTTCTGAAACAGCAATGGAAGGTTCGCTTGAGGTATTTTGGGCTGATGCAGTCACAATTCCGGGCAATGCTTGTATAATTCCCGTTGTTATGTTGGAAATGACTTGTCCACCTATCTGCATCATTTCTCCGAGTTTTCCGGAGTTAAGTGACTGCGAAAGACTTTCCATCAACAGGTTTCCGACTTCTGGGAGTTCTTTTGCAAGTCTTGGGACGATCTGCATCAAATTATTTGTTATATTTTCAGCTGCGGCCTTTACGGCATCTGCCAATTCCTGTGGGGAACTTGAACCATTCAAAAAGTTGTCAAATGCTGCTTTTGCGGATTGTACAGAGCCCTCTATGGTAGTTAATGCTTCTGCGCTCGTTGTACCTGCAATTCCCATGTTTTCTTGAATCTTGTGGATTGCCTGAATGATCTGGTCGAACGACACATTGTCGAGATTCTCTATTTTTTCGTTGAGAATGCCACTGTCGTTAATCAAGCGGATCATTTCAGCCTGCGTTCCACCATATCCAAGTTTCAGGTTATCCAACATTGTGTAGTTCTGCTTCGCAAATCCCTGATAAGCATTTTGAATATCAGTCATGTTGGAACCAAATTTATTCGCATTGTCTGACATGTCCACCATTGCCATGTCTGCTATTCTGGCGGCTTCTGCGGTATTGTTTCCGAGTCCTTGTAAAAGTGATGCAGAAAAGCTTGTTACAGTCTCCATGTACTTATTTGCGGATACACCAGCTGTCTTATACGCATTGTTTGCGTTATCGATCACTGTCTGCGCGCTATCTTTAAACAGCGTCTCAACACCGCCTATGTTCTGTTCCAAGCTTGCAACGGAATCAAGAGACATTTTAGACACTGCCCCAAATGCTGCGGCAACTCCAGCTACTGATCCGGCAATCACTTTCAATCCACCACTTGCAACACTGCCAAGTTTGGAAATTCCTGAATTGAATCTGGATTCGTTTATTTCTGTGTTAAATTTTAATGAGCCATCATAACCCATACTATCCCTCCTTTATGGATAGCACAGGCTCAATGGCTCAATTTAAAGTGCTTAAATCTTAATCTCTACTTCTTTTTTGCACGTCCGGCACTTGATAAATGCATTGGTGCAAACGGAATTGTTGTTATAAATCAATAGCTTGCACCCGCAAAAAGGACACTTATACCACTTTCTCTCAAGTGATGGTTTTTTAATTTTACAACTCATCTGTCACCTCACATAAAAGCATTTCCGATATCATAATCCGTCAGGCTCTCAGATGGCAATTGAATTGATTTCTGGATCTTTTTAATTCGTTTTTTCTCTTCTTTGTCTTTAATTTCCGATAAATCAACACTGCGGTACATTATTCGCTGTTTAATCTCTGTATCGTCAGACAAACCATCAAAAAGCATCCGGAATTTCCACCAATGCATATATTTAATGTCGATTAAATCAATTCCATAATCTCTGAGAAAGCCGGATAATATATATGGATAATCAATGGAGTACGAGAATAAATTTTTCTTCGGCTTTTCTTGCAACTTTTCTTGCGGTTCTTCACAATCACCTGTCTCCGCAACCTTTGCACAGTTTGTATCCATCGTTATAAAGTGGGACAATGCGCTTATAGCTTCTTCATCTGCAACTACATCATCAATAAAATACTGCTGTATGATCGCGAATTTTTGGAGAGCATCAAGCTCTTGGTCTTTCAACATGTCCAAAAGCCTGATGTATTCACGGAAATCCGTAATAACCTTGATATTTTCCCCTCTTACATTTACTGTGCTCGGTAACTCTTCATAAAAAAAGTTCATTATTTCTTCGCCCGTCTCTGTGCTCTATTCGGTGTGTATTTGCTAACAACAGAGTTCCGTCTCTTATTTACGGCATTGATTTCTTTTTCACATACAGCAATGAACGAATCATAGCACTCTTCGCAAACTCTCAAATTCATTTTCCCGTCAAAAAGTTTTTCAGAAGTACCTTCCTCGAAAATTCCGTCAAAAATATCATAAAACAACAAACAATATTCTCTGGTTATTTCCGATATCTTCCCAACCTTTTCAAGGTTCTTCTCTCTCGGCTCAATGCTTTCAAATACTTTTTCGTATCTTTCCAAAAACTCTACGTCATCCATATCTATTTCAAGTTCTACATCGTTCCATTTCCACTGGCTCATTGGCTCACTCTCCTATTCTTTCTCGTATTTTTTACCGCCTTAAAATCGGCGGCAGCTACTCCCCCATGTAATCTCCCTTGGCGTAAGTAACTGTCTTGGATGTAATGTCAGTTTCCGTAACGTATCCTTCCTCAAGATCGGATACAGCTTTCAGCGATCCATTGTAAACCAATGCGTCTGTTCCATCTCCGTCCGAATCCGGGATAACTGCGTAAGTTCTCTTTGTTGCGTAACACTTGTCACCTTTCGTGTTCTTTTTGTAAAAATCCACCGTGACCACTTCCACATGTGCATCATCCGCAACTTTCTCACCGTCATGGATTTTTGCAATTCGCTCATGTACAGGATTCCCTGCATACATATCAAAAGAGTACTCTGTAGCCGGAGCATATCCAACTACATCTGATCTCTCGGTGCTTTCATCCACGTACTGTCTGGAATACTCTTTCGGGTTTTTCCCGTTTGTCATTGCGGTAAAATTGGTCATTCTTTCAAATTTCGGAGAGCTGCCCGTTGCATCCGTGTTCATGAATGCCACACGCAAATGTCTGCCTACTAATTTTGGTGCTGTTTCTGCCATGTTTATACCTCCTGCGTATAAATTAAGCGGCACTCAATACGATACTTAGCTTTTTCCTCGTTGATATCGTACAAGTAACCACTGTTTAAAGTTTCGATTGATATTGGGTTCTTCTTTTCTTCGAGTTTTGGGAGGTTGTCATTGAAACTCTGCTGTTCCAACCACTCTTCGAAGCTCTGGAAGAATCCACTGTTTTCAATGTTAATTCGCGCGTCTTGGTCATATTCTTCTTGGCTTGTAAATGCGAATTGGAACTGCTTCTTTGCCCCACCGTCCATGTATCTCTGCATGATCGGGTCGCAAGGGAGAGGGTCGACAGAGTACCCCATATCCGTTCCAATGTAGTCCACATTTACACGTCCATCACTTAAAAACGGACATGTGAGAATGTATGATCTGACGCTGTCAATGAGATTTGACATACTTAGCTGCTCCTTTCAGGATAGAGTCTTTGTGGCGGTTTTTCATGCGCTCAAACCATCGTGATTTTTCCTTGTGCTCGTAATACTGTCTACGTGCATAAGGTGCAATCTGGTTGATCTCACCACTTCCAATTACGGTGCCAAGGGTTGCTGACTTAACAAGTACTTCTGTCCGTCTTGGAGTCTCCGGGTTCATGCGCCGGATGCATTCAGAGTCCACGAAAGACTGTGCGTTTGCAAAACCGGATTCCATACTTGGCTTAAAGCTGGGATTCCAGTCAAGCCTTGCCGTCACTTTTCCACCTTTTGTTGCTTGCGTATAAATTACACCTCTCGGTGTCTCAATCTTAAATTTCTTCTTTCCTTTTGCCACTACACTCCCACCACCTTAATATGCGGATTGCCGCCAAAAGCATTGTAGTTTGCAGATGTAATTCTAGTCTTGTCCAGTCCGTCCAAGTCCTTGATTGTCTGCATGTCAACCTTGCAATCTCCTTTTACAAGGTAATCGTCTTTCTTGATTTCTATGTTCGTATCCGGGATTCTGGCTGTGTAAGTGTCTGCTTGCTTTAACCCATCTGTCGTGATCTGCGACTTTTCATTTTTATACCACCATACCTCAGGTATGTAAGCTCGCTCCCACTCATCCAGTCTGGTTTCAGAGTTGTACTTTCTTCTGTACAGTGTTGCATCTGTGTTGGTTATCATGATTCTACCCCCATACATAAGAGACCAGTCGGGTCAAGAAAGAGTGCTGCCGTATTATACATCTTTTTATGCAACAGATCATCCGCTGTCTCTCCATTCCCTCCACTTTCAAAGCTGACAGAATATCCATCCGTATTCTCGGATGTGACCGCACGTCCTAAGTGTTTGCTTCTGACTTTTTCATCATTTGCCAACAATTCGCAGACGGCACAAGTAGCAAGTTTTACCTCTTCCATTTCCATGTTGTCATCAGCGCGCCCGAAGGTAATCATTCGGACATAAGCTGATGCTGGAATAACAGATTTATCAAATTCTTCATCTGTTAAATTTCCCCTATATTCAGAGACGTAAAATATATAATCCGCATACAAGTTCATTTACATCAACTCCTATTTCTACTCCTCTGCAGTATGTACATAGATAGCCACTTTCTTGTTATCTTTCGCCTCTGCGATACCTACGGTACGATATCCGAACTTCCAAGCATCTGCATCCTGGTTCTGATCCGGTGTGATGATCTTAGATACAGTGTGCTTCTGATTCTGGATTACTGCATTCTTGTCAACAATCAAGAAATCAATCTTCTTGCCGCCTGTTGTTGTTAAGCCGCCGTCTCCAGATGCTGTCAACGTGACTTTGTCGAAAAATCTTCCCTCAGGAACTTCAATCACTCCAGCCCAGCCTTCCAGAACTTTCTTGGATGCCGTTGTATCAAGGTCCTCAATATCCCCTTTGAGTGCGGCAGAGATATACAGATAACAGGTTTCCGGCTTTGCCTCCGCATTTTTAATAGCGGTCTTGCCTTTTCTAATTGCTGCAATTCCGGCTTTCGCATCTGCAATCGCTGCTGCCACTTTATTAGCAGATAGTGCGTATCCTGCATAAGATGCAAGTCTCCAAGCGTCAAGCTCCGGAACAACCTGTGTTCTCAAAAATTCTCCAGAAAGACGTCCGAAGGCAACACCTGCAGACTCGATATTGTCCATAGCGTCCACAGTGAACATACGGCCTCGATCATAAGTACATTTCTTAGTCTCGTACTCAAGTGTCACGTCACCTGCAACATATCCTGTCTGCTTATTGTAATTTGCAAGACCGGACATCGTCATTTTCGGAATCAAAATTTCATTTGCGTTTGCACCCTCTCTCACAAGCTCATTCGGACCATCCAAAACCGCTGTCAAAGATGCCAGCTTGTAAACTTCGTCCAACATCGTAGAGTATGCTTTTCTTAATGCAATTGTGTTCGCCATATCTTATTACCTCATTCTTTCAAAATTATTTTTCTGCCGGAAGCCCCATGGCCGCTCTGATTGCTGACATATTATCTCCGCCAACATCAGCACCGCCTCCTGTTGCTCCGACTGCGTTCATGAATGGTTCATTAGAACCAAATAAATAAGCATCAGATTCCTTTACGGTTTCCAATGCTTTCTTGATGTCCTCAGACTGGTTTTTCGATCCTTTCAAAGCGTCAATATCAAGCATAGCCATGACCGCTTTTTCATTGCGTCCCCCGGCTGTCTTGATTGCTTCTTTGATCGTGTCGGAAAAGATGCGATCCGCTTCTTTAGCGGCATACTCAGCATCCTTGTCTTTCAGCTGCTGATTCAGCTTATCAATTTCTCCCTGCATAGCTGTTGGGTCAACATCTTTAAACTTTTCCAAAGATTCCGTTGTGGTCTCAAGCTGACTCTTATAATTGTCACGCTCCCCCTCTGCTTTGGTAGTCTTTGCCTTTTCAGCGGCAATGTCTTTCCCGTTCTCTGCCATGATTTTATCAATGACATCCTGCTCCAATCCAAGTCCTTTTAAAAATTCTGTTTTCATGTTTCCATTCTCCTTTCGCATTAGGTTGTTTAAGGTGTGTAACCATCCACCACGAATTGACTGTTTAAGGTCTCATCTACTGACCAAAAAGGCATAAAAATAACACATATCTCTATGTGCTAATGTCTTACTTATTCGATTTTACAGTAACGCCTGCACCTGCTCTTTCAAGCTCTCCGGTACATTATCAATTGTCAAGTGTCCACCTTTGATTCTGTTCGCCAAAAACTGTGCCATCATTTCACCTCCGCTTCCATTGTTGCTAAAATCAGCTCCTGCACCGCCTGATCTGTGACTTCCTGCGCCGCCTGTGTTGCTTTTAAGTCTTTCTGCAATTTCCCGTAGGCGCTCATACCGTCATCCACTGCTTCATATTCTTTGATTACATTTTCTTCTGTCTCTGTATAGCCAACAAAGACAAGGTTGCTAAATCCCTCTGGTTTTTCCTCTTTGAGCGGCTTATAGCCCTCTTTCTTGATGGAGCTGATTCTTACAGTTCCGTTTTCCATGATTTTCGCATAGTTCATATCATATCTCCTTTCGATACGTTACTTTAATGTCTGGGTCAAGCTCCCCTCCGTCCGCTGTGATGACTGTTGTTGGGTAATAGGTTTTTAATGCTCGGATAGCGTTTTGTTCGGATTGTGGTAGGGGGACGAATTCTTCGGAATCGTCCTTATACAGAACGTGCAATGGATTATCTGCCAAATACTGTTTATATGCATCCAGTGTAAGTTCCACCTCTTCTGGGAGAGTTATACATAGGATTCCTAAATTATTTATAGTAATACCTGTATCTTTTTTGTATCCTCCCATTAAATAGTCATATCCTAACAGTTCGATGCAGAACGGTACAACTATTGGGAAAGTAATGTCTGTCCTATAAAATATTTTAGACGCAGGTTGAATTGACCACTTTCCAGTTTTTCCGTCAATCGTTTCATTCACGGAATTATACAACCACCCAATCTGTCCGCCCTGTTCCACGAGCTTATCCCACTTGGTTATCGGGCGGTCGGATGTGAGGGTGAGTGTTTGTTCTTTGTAGGGTTCATGTTCAGTTAATGTCTCTCCTAATTCGATTTGAATGTCCATTTCTTTTAGGATGTTTACATCCTCACTCCGATAAAAAAATATGACATAAAAAGCCCCATCATCTTTAGTCGTTATTTTTACGGAGTTTACATCATTGTTAAATGCTAACGCACCACCATAATATATGCCGTTGTTAATCGCACCGTTGACATTTAAGCTTTTCCTTTTTGAGACTGTATACGTGGTATTCGGTTTTACCTTAAAAGTTGCATATTTCCAGTAGGTAGCATCTCCCTCTTTGTTCTGATAGTTTTCGCTTTCTGCGAAATAATTAACATCAAAAAGATTCTTTCCTACTACTTTCACATCCACTTCATACTTCCTTGTTTCCTCATTCCACTTCCCAGAGTTTTTAATTTCCTGCGGATATTCTTGACTTGGGGATGGTTTGCCGCCTGTGTAGGGTTCGTAAGGAATTTCTGTGCTTCCTTCGGATAAAATGATATCTGCTTTCGATAGATATTCTTCTTGTAATTCTGGTGTACTATTTTTATTTAATTTGAATACAATTTGACCGCTTTCTCCTGTGACAATGGTTGCACTTTTTTTATCAGTTCTTGTGAAAAGCACAATCATTCCATTAGCTGCAGTATTGTCATATTTTTCTTTATTGCCAATAAACATTACTGTGGCATCCGCACTTGGCGACATTCTATTTTTAAATATCGTCATACGGTATGATGTATTTGGCTTTAATTGCAGATACTTTCTCCTGTAACCAGCACCCTCATCCGCATAAGTGCTTATATCCACAAAATCCTTATAATTAAAGAGATTCAAACCTTTTGCAGAGAACTGCTCCGTCTTCCCACCAAGCTCCAACCTCTCAAGCGGCGCATCCAAGCTGTTCGGAAGTACCAACATCCCTGTGCCCTCTAGCTCTACCCTGTCATAATTCGGTGGCTGTGGAGCAGAGACTCCAAGAGGGCATACCATATCCACTCCGATGATTCCTGTTCCGTCTACCATTTTAAGCATTGTACTTCTACTCCTTTTTCGCTGGTTGCTGTGGGGATGATCTGGACGATGTTGCTCTTTCCACCACCGTAGGAACCGTACTGCAATACCTGTGCGGTCTGTGCCGGAATCAGTACGCTTTGTTCTTTTGTTGCGTCCCTTTCCAGAGATGCGTAAATATCACCATCCGTAAAATTCTTAACCAGAAATTCGGATGATGCTGTCTCAAATTCAAAAATCAATGTTTCTTCCGCTGTCGGCTGTCTGATTACTTTTACTTTACTCATTTCCTAAACCTCCTAAATCGTTTTGGTACGGGTGCCACTCTGCCGCGCATATCGTAATAGATGCGCTCTCTTTCTTGTTGTAGACCCATTTTCTTGCAAAATCTGGTGTATTCTCCCAGTTGTCCTTGATACTTTGCTTTCGCAAGCATCACATCGTCTGGATCAGCTCCGCCCTGTTTTAGTAGCACAGCCTTTTCTCTCTGTGCCCTCATAGCGGTTTCCATTTTCCTCTGTTGCTGTCTGGCTTCGTATAAGGTGTATTCCTTGCCGTTAAACGTCTTAGGTATACTTTCCTTTCGGTTCTGCTCTACAAGCCAAGAATCAGACCAATTCCGCTCCGAGACGCCTTTTACAAAAGGGTAATACTCATGGTAACAGTTTGCTCCAAGTAGTCCGGTAACTGTTCCAAGACCGCATACCGTGACAAGTTCTTTCTTGCTCCATACCTTGCCTTGCCAGACAGCGTGTGATGGTCTCGCTCCGGCGTGCCACGCGACTTCGTAATGCTCTGTCCCAAGCTTATCGGCGTTCATTTCTGATATTTTCCCGGTAAGCTGTGACACACCCGTCATAACCGCTCTCCTTGCCGCCACATCTACCCTGCTATGCCACCCAGAAGCGTAGTCAATGCTTCTGAGTCCGCTGTTGGTGAGTTGCGTGACCACCTTGCGAATCATGGTGTTGTAGTCAAATGCACCGTAAACCACTCCCGTGATAGCCTTATCAAGGTATCCTTGGTAGATGTCGGATAATGGAGTCATAACGAGCCTACCGCCGCCATAATCCACATAAAATCCCATGGACTTTGTGACGTTCCGCAGATCATCATTGCTCTGCTGGATAAAGCCATCTGCAAGCTGTTGCAACTCCTTATTATCCTCGTATGGGATATATTCTGCATTAATCTGCTCGTAGATGTCTTTATTACGGACATATTCCCAGTCGATTACCTTGTCGTACAGCTCAAACACTTCCGGATAGGACAGGTTTAGAGCAGTTTTAATCATCTTTTCGATGTCCTCAGAAGAGTACCCGATGATCTGCAACCGGTTAATCTGCCAGTCGGCTGTGCTTGTGATTTTTCCCGCTTTTTTAATCCGGCGAACAATGTCCTCGAGAATCATCTGTTCCAAATCAAGAAAATGCTTCTCGATCTGTCCGGATAGCTGCTTTTTGTAGTCTTCCCTCAATTGGTTCACCTACTCCATTACTTTGATCTGCTCTGGCAACATCTTTTTCGCTGTGGCTTCGTCCTCGTTGTACCACTTCATGCGGTATTCCAAATGCGACATCACTCCCATACTCACGTCCTGTCTGTCCTGCTGACGCTCTGTTTCCTCATCGGTCAGTATGGAATCGTTGAATTTGCAAGAGAACTCATATCCCGAATTAAGCATACTGTTGTAGAATGCAAGCCCTGCGGCAAAGTCCTCTAAGCAATCGTATAAGTTGTTCTGGATCGCCGTCACTCGGTTGTACTTGCGGTTCTTTGATGCTTTAATTTCCGTGGCTGTTTTCGCTACTTCCTGCGCATCTGACAGGTCTCCATAAGCAAGACCTACAGAAAACTCGATCTCTCGCTTGTATTCCTCCAACCCGCGCTTAAAGGCTTCGTCCCTCATTTCTGGGGAGTATTCCTTTAATAATTCTTGGTCTTTCCCGACATCCAGATTCATTCCACGGTACAGCTTGTTTTTGAGTTTCGGAAGTCCAAACTTCCCGGTTGCCTTATCTTGCTTAAGTGCTCTATTATCCACATGGATAGCACGCTCTCCAGATTCGTATTCCCAATCAAGTCTTGCTCCCTGTGTATCCGCTTTCCGAATCAGTTCAGCGGCAGATTCGTACACTGATACACCACATGCGGAACCATCTATTTTATTTTTGATTGGATTACGGTAATACCCAAAGTCCATACGGTTCATTCCTGGGTATGTAATCGGTCCAGGTAGGATATTCTCCCATTCTTCCACCGCTTCTAGGCTGCATGGAAGACCGATATCATTCGCTGTCTGAGAATGGAAACACTTGTTTTCTATGGTCAGATTCCCGCCAATGAAATAGTGCCGTTCAAGCCTCGTGAAATAATCAGCGTCCCCAACCTTTTTTACGGTCAGAAATGCAATATCATTCGGCTTTCCATCATCCCCAAAACTGATCGGTATGATCTTGTCGGCTGAGATAAATTCGGCAGCCGATTCTCCCAGTGGTTTCAAAACGAATGACCCAAGCGCAAGGCCTTCCTGTAGGTTCTCATTCAGACTCGTGATATTCTTCTGATAGATCTTGTCCAGACGTTCATTACTTACATTGGTTTCCATTTCCACAAGTGCACAGTCTGCAAACTCTCGGCAGATTCCATCTTCAATCCCGAGGGAAACAATGCTGTCAGAGATCCAATCTGCATCACCATTTAACATCTGTCTCCATCTGTTGATTGCATCTATCATGTCGTTGGATAGTGCGATATCCTTGCCGATAATCTGTTTTAATGTTGTATACCCAAACATCCTCATGATTCCTTTCCAAAGTCTTTTAATCCCATCAAACATTTTCCACCTCTTCAATTAGGTATTTCATGTCGCGTTCGATCGTGTACTCAAACGCATCCAAGCTGTCAATGTCAGTGCTGCCATCGTCCAAGCGTTCGTCTTTGTCCTTTACTTCTTTGTCCCACACTGCATCAGAAAGAGCCGTTTGCAAACTTTCGCAATCGCTCGTAATAAAAAACCGCCCAGCCCCCATGAGCTTGACGGTGCATCTGATTCTGTCATTGATCGGTCTTTTCTTCGCCGGTTTGACAGCAATCCACGGAAACTCTTTTTCCACAGCATTACGGACAGAGTTCCCGAGTACTGTCTCCGCATTGTCCCAAAATACGGATTCTACGTTGCAATATTGCACATAGTCTCCACTCTTCACGCACACAGAGTAATCATCTATCACTTCTTGTACGAACTCGCAGAACAACTTATTCAGTCGATTGCTGTCGATATCCTCTTCTTCATCCTTCGCCATGACTCTTCTGGATTTTAAAGCAATCACGTCTCTGTAATCGTCCGTATATCCTCTGGCAACGAAAGAGTGACCAGACTGATTACCTCCAAAGTCCAATCCGATCTCGATTGATGTAATATCTTCCTTTCGGAACTGCTTATACTCTGAGTCTGGAGAGAATTCATCCACAATCTCGCATCTAAATGATTCCGGATTATCAGCAAACCGCTTATAAATTGCCCCATCTGCTCGTTTCCATAAGCCAAGGATGAGGCGGTCATAATAGATTGTACCCTCATATTCCTTGCAGAGTTGCTTAACAAATTCTGGATCCAGAAATGGATTATCGAATATGGTGTACTTTTGGAGATAGATATCCAGCTCTACATTGTCGATGAACTCTTTGAGCCAATGCGTAGGGTGTTCCGGGTTACAAGCCCCATCGAAGCAGGAATACGGTTTATCAAGACGGGACTTTAACATCTGGAAGACTTCTTTGTTCCATTTTGCGATCTCATCGCCATAGCAGTACTTAATGGATGCCCCCTGTATCTTTGCGACTTGACTGACCTTTTCTGCACCGAGACAATAAACATCCTCTCCGCACACCCTTGCCACATTCCGGTTGTTAATGTTCCCGATCAGATCACTGGTATAGATCTCTCTCATCGGTTGGAGCACGTTTCGCTCAATGGATTCTTTAGAGACTCCCATTATTACATTTAAGCCGGGGAGTCCAGCTCTATCTCGGATTCTTTTTGGAACAATATAAGCAGTATCTACAAATGACTTTCCAGAACGCACCGCGCCAGATTTAATATTCCATCTGTGCGTTGCATTCATTATGTACTCATTCTGCTTTTTGCTTAGCTGCATTGTCATGCAATCCTTTCAAGATTTCATCCAGCTTCTCAATCGCTGTCCTATCTTCATATTCCTGCTTATCTCTCCATTTGTCCGGTTTCCGGTTCTTCAACCAGAAGATCTGGGCTGTAGTATCCGGTGCTACTTGCTTTGTGACCTTTTTCGTAGTTTTCATCTCATCGAGTTCCGGTATGTATTCTCTGGTCGTTTCCGTGTACTCGTATCCAAGCGCACGTTTTAGCAAAGCATTCTCGACTTGACGATCAACGACCTCTTTTCCTCTTTTTAGGGTGTCCGAAATGTCCGAATACTTGTCTTTCCAGGTATTTAATGTGCTTCTGGAGATCCCGATATTATCTGCAATCTGCTCGTCCGTCAGACCATCTCTCGCCCATCCCTCTATCTTTAGCAAGCCTTCCGGCTCTAGCCATTCCTGATATTTACCTTTCGCCATCCGACTCACCACCTTTAAAACATAATAAAAGCACCCATCTCTGGATGCCAAGAATTTAGGACTACTGCTCGAAAGGATTGCAAATGCCAACAAAAACCAAAATAACCAAATACACAATCAAAATTTATAAGAAAAAGGAGGAACCTTGCAGTAGTCCACAACGGGTATAGCAGGACTCGAACCTGCGACACATCGGTTAACAGCCGATTGCTCTACCAACTGAGCTATACACCCGTAGGATGCCTTTTATTGACATCCTTTACCCTATCCGCACTCGGGTACTGACACTAAATATAGATTACCGAATCTATTTTTTATTTGTTGTCTTTTGCAGATCTGCGGATATCTGCGTTTTGTGATATCACATGTGACTCTTTACTGCTCCCGGTATGCAGTAATATGTCACAATAGCCGTGTGCAGGGATCGAACCCGCTTGTCCCAACTGACCACGGCATAAAAACACCGCCAGACGAGAAAGGGAAAGTCCGGCGGTGTTCCGAATGTTTGGAAAGATTTTGGAGCTTATCTTTTAACTCCATGATATACTATAAACTCCTAAAAGCGAAAAATGTGAAAAAAACGAAATAACTTTATTTTTCTTTCATCCAATTCTGAAATTCCATTCTTACACTGTCTTTCGTGCATCTTCCGCCCATTTTTATCGCTACAGAGTCCCACGTCAGTCCTTGCATGACCTTGAACCGGATAATCCTCTGCATCCGCACCGGAGCTTTATTGATTACTCGCTCCGCTTTTACTTTAATCAGCTTCGCGTTCCTCTTGCGCTCTTCCAACAGTTTTTCTTCCTCATCCACATTCACATGACTCTCTACACATCCAGAAATATTAAAGCTCTGCGGCTGGTATGGAAACTCCGGATTGCTGCCTGTCACCTTGTCCTGTACGATCATCTTTCTTCTGTGCCGTCTGATATCTTCTTCTGTCTCTTTTACCAATGCTTTCGCATCCATGTACTCATAGATTACGTTCTTGTCCAACTCAATCACCTCCCGGGATCCGCTCTTTTATGTTGTATTTCTCTGCTATGTAGTCCACAGCGTCCTTATTTGCCCTCTCGCTGCCTTTAAAGTCGCAGGCAAAAGCTTTATGCCCCTGTTGCTTTAGAGCTGTCTCACAGGGCTTTTTCGTTGCCATAGTGTATGCTTCTATTTTCTTCATGATGTCCGCTGTCTCCTTTCTGCATCTAGCTTATTATCACCATTCACTCACCCTCACAGGAAGTATGATGCCTATTATTTCTCCGTAGCGTGTAAACACGGCATTGTAGTATTCAGAGTTTCCTGGGTGTTTAATAAGATTTGGCGTGCATCCGTCGAACATTTTCAAATATTTATTATCAAACCAAGCGTATCCCCCTGTTGTCTCGTCTCTTATTGCTCTCAGAATGCTTTTGCCAGTTGTAAGCATTCTGTTTGACAACTTGGCCGCCCTCATTTGGCTCTGAATATTTTCTGTGGAAAAATGTTTCACCCCATCTTCTGGCAATTTCTTCTGCTTATCTATGTCGAGCAAGAAATCTTCTTTCTTCACAAATACAATATATCTACCTTGCGTAATCATCACTTTTCCATCTATCTCACCCATCATATACGATCTTGTTTTCACTGCTTCTATCTGTACTTTATCTTCAATTAGCATTTTTTCTTCTCCCTTCTGCGTTTCATAGTCTCTCTGGTCATGCCGTCACCTCAATTTCCTCTCCTGTCAGTTCTTCCAGCTTCTGTTTCATTTCTTCCACAGTCATTTTCTTCGATTCGGTGCGTTCCCAGATGAGTTCAAGGTTGCTTTTAATAAACACATCT